CTTGTTGAATCAAAATACACTACTGAATTGTTGACTTTGTTGGAATCATTTAAGTTTACACCGCTTGTACTAAATTGTGGGCCTTGTGGACCTTGAGTTGCAACCGTTACAACATTGGTATCACCATTGACGGTAACAGTATTTTTTTCGGTTGTAATACTTACATTACTCATGTTGTAGTGTAGCCCTCGCTTACAAATATTGTACCTTCTAAATAATATTCTTTAGATCCTCCAGCATCAATTAATAAAACATCGTATTTTAAAATTTCAGGAGTAAATGTAGCAGTTTGTGTATCAGTAAGAGTGATACTTACAGATCCAGCAGATCTATCAGTATAAGTAACAGAAAAATCAGCATATTTTGTGGTACGTGTTTCTTCCCAAACCTGTGCAGCCACAGTAAATCCAGTAAGATTTATAGCATTATTATTAGAGTCCTTAAAAATAAGCGGAATTGTATGATCCGACCTTCTTTGAAGCGTGAAGTTGTATATGCCAGGTTCGATTGCCATAATTAAACTTTAATTATATACATCATAGCTACGTTACGAGGTCTAGCTTCTGAACCTTGACTTCCAGAAGTTCCAGATGCAGAAAATGTATGATTGTGTGAAGCATCAAAATTAAAAGATCCTGTAGGACTTGAATCAGGCGCACCTGGTGTTAAAGGTGCATCATTATTTCCACCTTTACTAAAAACTCCTGTTGCTTGACCAGCACCAGCAAATGTTTCAGAAATTCTTGAAACATTACCAGTTAATGATTTAGTACTGGTTGTACCAGAAAGACTTATGGAGTGATTATGAGATGCGTTAGATGCTGATTGTGAACTTGCTATTGATCTACCAGTATCAGCATTTCTACCATTATCAAAGCCTCTTACAAACTCACCACGCAAATCAGGAAGATTAAAAGTACTAGACCCATTACCTGTTCCATAAGCAGTACCAATTATTGCAAATAAAGCAGCATAGGTTGTTCTGCTGACCGCAGCACCATTACATTCTAAATATCCAGAAGGAACAGTAGCTACTGCCATGCAAAATACAGATCCAGATGGCACACCAGCTACAATTTGAAAGGATAAATTACCCGATCCATCTGTCTGTAAAAATCCACCGTTTGTTATAGAAGATGGAAGAGTTAAAGCTACATTGCCAGACAAAGCAGAGGGTGATTTCAAAGAAACAAAAGGTGAGCCACTAGAATCCTGTAATCTTATTGGCAATCCATTAACAACATCTAAACCAGCGTCACTTATAGAAACTCTTGCAGTACCAGATGTTGAAAATCCTATCGTGTTAGCACCTGATCGAAACATTCCTGTGTCTGTATCATTATCAAACGCATATGCTGGACTCCCTGCAACAGAACTATCATCACCTAATAATTGACCTGTCATCGTACCACCTGCTCTTGGTAGCAATCCTAAATTTGCAGAATTTACAGAACCAACAGTGGTAAATCCATCATTAGCTGCATTTCTTATCTTTAAATTATTACTATCTGCTGTATCTACATACGGCATAAAAGGTGCTGTATTACTCGGATCAGAACCGCCACTATTAAGAGTTTTTATGGCATCAAAAACAGCATTAAGGTCACTTCTTACAGAAGCTCCCGAGGCATTGGCAATATTATAGTCTGATACTTGGCTCATCTATACAGTGCTTTTCTCCATATTACACTCCTTTACCATATCCTACAGCAGAAAAAGTAAAAGACCTATCAACAAAAGTTGAATTATTATTTTGCATAACTTTTAAAGTAAATCCTGTTCCACTTACATTTGTAACTGTAAAAAAATCTCCAGCTTGAGCATCTTGAATAGTAATACCAATAGAAGGTAGAAACGCATTTGCTCCACCTAAACCAGTGGCTCCTGTAAAAAATGGTGAGCCGAAAGTTACAGTTTTACCAGAAGAAGATGTGCCAGAAGATTGTGGTGCAGTAGATGTAGTGCCTCCTGTTTGATAATTCTGTTCTGTTCTTGCTTGAAATTCTGCTGTGTATCCTGCTTGCTGCACGTTCATATTTTGTGAAACATTAGTTGTTTCTAAAATTAATTTAAACTTAAATCTACGACCTTTAAATGTTCCATTAGCAAAGTTATTAAAACTACTAAAACTGCCTGATGCTGTCTGTGATGTTGCTACCTGTATCTGACAGTTTGCTTCATCTGCTGCTGCACCATCGAAGTTACCATCAATAGCATAATCATCCCAAAAAGATCCACTTGGAATAATAGTTTCTATATCTGTACCTATAACAAAACCAATAGAACGTATTGTTCGTTTTAAATCAAGAGAAAATACAGCACCTAGATCTAAAATGTCTTTAAAAGCATATTCTCCTGTAGCATTTGTAGCTGGATTGGTAAGTTGTAACGCACTGGTTGTAGTATTAAATGTTGTATTGGTATCTACTCCTTGAAATGCTGGACTATCTAAATCTTCTCGATCCTGTAGTATAACTTGAGTATCAATAAGATCAGGTAAATCCTGTATTACACTAGCTTCTCCTGTACTAAAGTTACCTTGGTCATCTTGAAACTTAAGAATATACTCTCCCTCTAAAGAAGGAACAACAACATCTGTTGTATTACCAGCTAATGCAGTAACAAGATCAACGGAGTTTTGAAACGTACCGCTACCATCAGTTAAATTACTATGCCTTACATATACTCTTCCTCCATGGAGAACATCAGGATCAACAGCTTTTGTCCATCTGAGTCTTACTAATTTATTAGTAACTGGCTCCATAGACAAATTTTGCACATCTCCAGGAGGTGTCGTTTTACCCACAGCATTAAAAGTAAGATTAGAAGATGTTGCAGATAATTTTAAGGCTGCATTAAATGAAAAAACTTTAAATTCATAAGCTCCTGCTTCTGTGCCAATAATTTCAAAGTCAGGTCTAAATACAACTTCACTAACCCAGTTTGTATTGTTAAACCTGTATTGAACAAGATATTGACTAACACCTGTTACTGATACCCAAGATAAAATTAATTTAGTTACAGCAAGAGCATTTATGACAACAACTCTTTCTGATGCCTGTAAGTTTGATGGAGGACTTTTTGGTTCATTTAATAAAGATATACTTCTTGAAGGTAAACTTATACCAGATTCAATATTGTCATACTTTCCATCAATATAAGTTAGTGCAGTTATCGCATAGTTGATACCATCTTGCTCTTCTACTGTTATTACTCTAAAAGTCTGTGCTTCTAAAGTAGAACTTTGTAATAACCATATAGCGTTTACATTAGGTGTTGCCGATAAAGCTGAATCTAATGTAATAACATTTCCTATAATTCCGTTTACGTTTTTAGTTTCAACTGTTCCATTAGGTAATATCACGCTGCATTTTTTATTCGATCCAGTGAAAGTATTTAGATCTGTTGTGTTATCAACAGTAATCTGCGTGGTAGTTGCTGCATTTATTCTTCCCGATCTTCTTTCTCCACCACGAACAGGATCATTGACAGAGATGACAGATCCAGGTCTTACTATTGCACCAGCATCTATTGATGTTGTAAAACTAATAACTTCTGATTCGTTCTGTTCACTAAATAGTATTGCCTTGCCTAATCTCTGAGCCTGACCACGGGAAGTACAGGCAAATGCTTTTACATCTTTTTTTACTATTCCCAACTTTGCTTGTGCAGTAGTATCTTCTACAACTTCATAATCTATCTCTCTACTATCCATGTTGAAATAGCTGACAGAAATAACAGTATGTCTTTGTTTTAAACTGCTACCAGAATAAGAAAACCCACCTTCACCTACGTTTGCCAAACTAAATAAATAACTTGGATCTGTTGGTTTATCTTGTGTAATAGTTACAGAACCTTCAGACCATATTGGGAAACATCTCATAACACCAGCTAATTCGTTGATCAGTGTGTACGCTTCCATAGATCCCTGTAAATTTACATTACAACTAAATCTAGCTTCTTGCCCTCCAAAACCATCTGATACCAGTTCATTTGCGTATCTACTAGCTGCTACAAAACTAAATAAATCTAAATTGCTATCTGTAATATGCGTTCCAAATCCATATCTTTCGGTAGTTAACAGATCAAGAAGTATCATTGCAGGACATGAACACCAAACAGCAGCACCCATCGTTCCATTAAATATATAGCCACTAGGATAAATAATTCTTCCTGTCTGTAAATCAACAGTAGGTGTACCAGAACTAGATGCACCTGCTCCTGGTATTCTTACTTTTACTCCACGAATACGAAAAGCTCTTTTTGGTATAGAACTAAACTGTTCAGAATCTATCCTTAAATTTGTGTATGCACTGTTTAAATATCTTTGCCTATCATCAACAATTTCACCAAGACTTGTCCAAGTAAAAGCATCAACAAGACTAGAAGAAGTGCTATCTGCTGTAACTCTTACAACTCTAATATCTACAGGAAACGCACCAGTAATATTTACACGATATTCTTTTTGGTACGCATCAGCAGTTCTACCAGTAATAGTGTCTGATAAAACATCGCTGAAACCACCGCTATTATATTGAACTTGTATTTTTAACTGAACAGAAGAACCAAGTAAATCTCCTTGGTCTGTAGCTTTTTGTAGTTGTGGAAATGTTATTGTTACCTTTGCAGCATCAACATTAGTATTTGTTATTTGACGAGTAACAGGAGAAGAAGCTGTTACTGTTACTCCTACAGCAGTGGTTGATTGGCTACTTTCAATACCAGGGATATGCTCTTGGTTTGACGTTCCAAAACGAGGTGTAAATCCTACATTTTGAAAGTTAAAATCTGCTGTTTGTGGATTAGTATTACTCGCACTAGAATTAAGTATTGGAGTGTCATTTAAAAATATATCTTTCAATGCTGCATTGTTGTAAGCAGTAGTTCCTTTTGTAAGTCCTGCTTTTGATGGAGTAGCAAAACCTTCAATCTCACCTTCAGATAATAAATCTTGAATCGTAGCAAACTGTCTACTATTTAAAGTATCAGGTGCTCTTGTTGGAGAAGGTGGAGTAGGAGGAGGACCACCAGAACCTCTAATAATTTTATCTGTCATGCCGTTACTTGATTAGTGTCAATACCAGCAGAAATAACAACTGATCCTGTTACTATCTCACCATAAGCTATTGGGTGTGATGTACCAGCCCTACTTGTATTTTGCACTCCAGAAAAACTAAATGATATTCGTGGATCTTCTTCGTTACTAAAATCTTGTGGTTGAGGTAAAGGAAATAACATTTCACTGACACCCATAAGAGTTAAACCCATACCAACATTCAT